TATTGAAGTCGGCAACTGGGGCCAGGCGTCAACCGATGATCTTCATGATCACCACGGCGGGGTTTGACAAAACATCCCCATGCTTTGGTTTGCGCCGGACCTACATTGATGTACTGGCCGGGATAAAACAACAGGAAAATACTTTTGTGATGATCTTCACCGCCGATGATGGTGACGATTGGAAAGACCCGGCAACATGGGAAAAGTCAAACCCGAACATGGGGATAAGCGTTAAGTCCGAATACTTGGAGGAAGAATTTACAAGCGCGTTGAACCGTGGCGGCACCGAGGAGGTCAATTTTAAAACCAAAAACCTCAATATGTGGGTTGACGCGCCCACGGTCTGGATACAAGACGAAACGGTACAAACCTGTAACCACGGCACCACGGATGAAATGCTGATCGGGGCCACGGTTTATGCCGGGTTAGACCTTGCATCCCATGTTGACATTAACGCCCTTGCATTGTATTTCCCGGATGTGAACGGGCATCCCGTGGCGCGTCTGCACTATTGGATTCCCGAATCGAAGGTAAACGAACACGGCGACCGGGTGGATTATAGGCGTTGGCAACAGGAAGGTCGGATACACGTTACAGAGGGGAATGTCATTGACATTGACACCCAAACGGAAATGATTTATCAGATCGTCAAAAAATACAACTGCCGGAATATTGCCTTTGACCCGGCCAAAGCGTATCACGGTACGATCCAGAATTTACAGAAGAAGGGGTTGTCGGGGATGCTGGATGAGTTTCCGCAGAACATAAAAAACATGAGTGAACCAACGCGTACCCTTGAAAAGTTGGTGCAATCCGGGGAAATTGACCTGATGCGTGACCCGGTTTTACGGTGGATGTTCCGCAATGCCGTGGCCGTGACGGACACCAACGACAATATCAAACTTGATAAAAAGAAATCACAACAGAAAATAGACGGATTGATTGCCCTGATCAACGCCATCGGCGGGTATATGTCAGGGGTCAAACCGGAACCATACAAAAACAAAGAAGTAAAAACCTTAAATTTTTAATCTATGCGTAAAATCTTAGCACTTACGATTACCAAAGACGACACGACGAGTTTTTACCGGGCCGCCGGGGTCATGCGGGACATTGTTCGCCGGGTTCCAAACCTTCACGTTGACATTCACGACGTTTCAAAAATCGGATCAATGACATGGAGTTTATTGGCGCAGTACGATGCGGTGTTTCTGCAACGGCCCTACACCAGCGTACCCCTGATGAACTACCTGCGTGATCTTCACATACCGGTATGGGTTGATTACGATGATAACCTGTTTCAGATACCGGAGTGCAACAACCGGGCGTTCGATTCATTCATGGATGAAACCGTGCAAAAAAACATGGTTGAGATCGGGAAAATGGCAACGATTATAACGGTTTCCACGGGGGCATTGAAGGAAATGTACGACAAATTAAACAAAGATGTGCGGGTTATTCCTAACGCCCTGCCGTTTGAGTTCCTGGGTGACCCCGTGGAAAACCACAAACATAAAACGATGTTCTGGCGGGGCGGTGATTCCCACCGTTTGGACCTGCGTTTACATGAGTTGGAAATGGCCGGTATCATGGAGAAATACAAAGAATGGGAATTTGTATTTGCCGGGTTCAATCCGTATCAGTTTGCATCGCAACAATTCAAAAATAAGAAGTACCGCAAACCGGAAGATCCGTTATTATACTTTAAATGGCTCCGTGAGTACGCACCACAGGCAATGTGGGTTCCGTTGCACGATTCACACTTTAACCGGTGCAAGTCGAACATCGCCGCGCTGGAGGGTACCTATTCCGGTGCCGTCTGTTTAGTGCCCGATTGGCCGGAGTGGCAAATCCCCGGCACGTTGAAGTACAAAACCCCGGAGGAGTTCGCAGAAAAGGCTGAAATTATCCTAAAAGAGCAGTTTTCCGTGGCAAAATACCGTGGTCAGGCAATGGAATACATACGGGAAAATTACGATCTGGCGAAGGTGAACCAGGCGCGCGTTGATCTGGTAAATGAAATGTTAGGGTGATGGTATCAGCGCGCGCAATTCAGATGATGACAAAGGCCGGTTTCGTCAGATTATTCTGGTCGGAACTGGCCCGATTGCGCAAAACTGAAACCACAATAACACATGAGCAGGTGTATGAAATTCTGGAATCGGAATATCAAAGGGAGTTCGGGAAACGTCGTTATGCAAGTTTTCGATCATTCAGAGATAACCGGGACCGGTGAACCAACTTAAAAAAGTTTGTTATTAACAAATTGACAGGTTAAAGAATTTGCGGGAACTTTACACCGATTGTAAACGTCGGGGATGAAGTTACCGGGATTTATTGAAAAAATGATGGTGGCATACGCAAAACAACGCGGGTTGTTTGTTATGCCATACACCGATTACAAGCCGTCATTTGCCGGGATCACCGCCGCCGGGCAAACCGTGAACCATGACACGGCCCTAACGTTTACCGGAGCATTCGCGGCAATTTCCATAAAGGCTGAAAACCTTGCATCCCTGCCAAAGTTCGTATTTGAGCGCACGGCAACCGGATTAAAGGCATTAACGAACCATCCGGTTTATAAATTACTCCATTACAAGCCGAACAGTTACCAAACTGATTTTGTGTTCTGGGAATACATGGAGGCCAGCGTTGCCGGTTGGGGAAATGGGTATGCGGTCATTGAATCAGGGGCAAACGGTTATCCAAAGGCATTACATCCGGTTCATCCGGGGTCCGTTGACATCCGGCGCAATGGGCGGGACCTTGTTTATATCGTTGGCGACGGCATAATGAAGGGTAATTATCTGGCCGATGAGATTATCCATGTAAAACTATTCAGCAAAGATGGTATTTTAGGAATTGACCCTATCAGTTACCACGCCCAGGCCATCGGCATCGGCCTTGCAGGTCAGGCGTTCGCATCGGAATATTTCACGAAAAAGGGGGTACTACGGGCCGTTATTGAAACCGATGGCGAGATTTCTGATGAAGCGTACCGTAAAATCGCCGATAGGGTGACCAACGCCGGTGATCATGGAACCCCGATTCTGGAATACGGATTAAAATACAAATCGATTGGAATTTCCCCGGATGCGGCGCAATCAATACAAACGCGCCTATTCTCAATCCAGGATGCCGCCCGTATTTGGAAAGTACCGGTTAGCCTATTGGCCGAACATACCCATTCAACATTTACAAACACAGAACAACAGGATATTCAATTTGTGAAATACGGTTTGCGCCCGGAGTGCAAGCGCTTTGAATGTGAATTGGAAACCAAGCTGTTTGCCGAGGGTGAAGCCGAGCGCATTAACATAAAATTCGACCTCAAAGGACTATTGCGCGGTGACCTTCAAACGCAATCCGATTGGTACCACAAGGCAATTTTGGATGGTTGGATGAGCCGTAACGAGGTACGGGAGTTGGAAAATCTCAATCCCGTTGATGGACTTGATGAATACCTGGTCCCATCAAATATGACCCTTCCCGAAGCATTGGAAAATTTAGCAAATCCAAAGAAAAATGGAACAGAATAAGGCATTTGTAAGCGGTGAAATCCGTGCATTCGACCGGGCAAAGGCCGAAGAAACGCGCACCGTTGAATTTGTGATCAGCGATGAAACACGCGACCGCCACGGCACGGTGATACCATTAGCGGCGTGGCAACTTGACCAATACAACAAAAACGGGATTGTTGGCTACCAGCATAACGTATATGGCGGCGGTTTCCTTACCGATCCGAACCCTGATAGTGTGCTGGGTGTTGGCCGGGCATTCGTTGACGGGGATAAGTTGATCGGGGAGGTCAGATTTGAGCCTGCCGAAATTAACCCATTAGCCGAAAAGATATTTCAGAAGGTTTTACATGGTACCCTTAAAGCCGTTTCCGTGGGTTTCCGTGAACTTGAAAAGGGGAAATGGGGTGAAAAGGAACGCGGGGAAGATATTGCCGGCAAAAATGCAACCTACTATTTCGGAAAGGTTGAATTGTTGGAATTTTCCATCGTCAACATCCCATCAAACCCTAACGCCCTGCGCCGGGAGGTTGAAACCGATATTGAAAACCGCACCCGTGAATTGACCGAGGAATGTGAACGGCTTGGGGCGCAAATTATCGCACAGGGCGCACAGATCGACACTTTGAAGCGCATAAATGACGAACAAACCCGGTTGATTGAATATTATAAACATAAAAGTAGCCTTAGAGGCTGATTATTAATAAATAACAATGTTCAGAAAATGAAAAAGTCCGATGAATTGAAACAAAAACGGGCGGCCGTGGAGGCGGAAATTGAAAAAATAACCTCTAAGGCTGACCGGAGTGCGGATGACAATTCCGCGTTTGACAAACTGATGGCAGAGTTGAAAGACTTTGACGCGCAAATTGAACGGGAGCAGGCCATTGAAATGTTCACCGCAAGCCGCGCCCATGAATCCGGTCCGGTAATTATCCCGGTCCGCAAATCTTACAAAGATTATTCCTTCCGGAAGGCTATCTATGAAATGGCATACCGTGGAGGATTAACCGGTTTGGAAAAGGAAATGCACGAGGAAGCGATGCGCACGAACCCCGGAATCCAGGGAATCGGGGTGCCGGAGTTCATTATCAACTCCCGCGCTGACCTTGCCGCCGCCAGTTCTCCGGTTGTGGCAACTGAAACCCGCGATTTCATTGAATCGTTAAAGGCTAAGTTGGTCATTGTGCAGGCAGGGGCGCGGATGCTGACCGGATTGACCGGTAACCTTTCGATTCCGACGCAGACCAGCGGTGCCGCCGCATGGGAGGCTGAAAACGGCGATGCCAACGATTTCGCAATGAGCCTTTCCAACAAAACAATGTCACCGAAAAGGCTGGCCGCCTATCAATCCCTTAGCAAACAGTTGCTTATCCAATCCAGTTATGACGTTGAGCAGATTTTGCGCAATGACATGACTACCGCCGTGGCCCTTGCCCTTGACGATGCCGCCATTGAAGGTGGAGCCGCCAACACCCCGACCGGGATTTTGAATACCTCCGGGATCGGATCGGTTACCGGTGGCGCGACGGGTGCCGCCCCGACATGGGCCAACATCGTGCAATTGGAGCGCGAAGTTGCCGTTGACAATGCCGACATGGGCGCGCTGGCCTTCCTGACTAACCCCAAAGTCCGGGCGAAACTGAAAGCCACCGCCGTGGGTACTGATCAAAGGATGGTTTGGAGTGAAAGCGGTAATAACCTGATGGGATACCCGGTTTACATCACCACGCAGGTTCCGAGTGATCTGGATAAGGGAGCCACCACCGGAGTATGTTCCGCGATCATCTTCGGTAATTTCAATGATCTGATGATAGGCCAATGGGGCGGGATTGACCTCACGATTGACCCCTATACGCTGGCCGCAAAGGCACAGGTTAAGGTTGTCATAAATTCGTATTGGGATGTTCTGATCCGCAACGCCGCGAGTTTCGCAGCAATGAAAGACGCGCTGACGACTTAGCAGTTTTTTCATAGATACCTGTTTTGATTGATTGAGGGGGCGGGTGTTCGGCCCGCCCTTTTTTAAAACAACAAAATGAAAATTAAAATTCTGCGACCTATTCCCGGCATGGCCTATTTTGGTGGAGAGATCACCGAGGTACCGGATGAGCGCGCCGCCGATCTGGTGGCACACGGTAGCGCGGTGATGATCCCCGAAATGATTGAGGAAATCCCGGTAATAAAGGCGTATGTCAGGGAGGAAGAAACCGTAAAGAAACAAACCATCAGGCGCAAATGAGAAGGTCAAAACTCATAACCCGTTCCGAAGTATTGCCGGTGAACTTGTCGGTCATCAAAGAACATCTGGGGATTTACCACGATGAGAAAAACCACAACCTGACGATCCTGATGAGTGCGGCCACCAATATTGCCGAGAAGTTCACGGGGCAAATATTCCGGGTTGGCGGTGACATTTACGAACAATCTTTAGAAGGATTCCCGGATCGGGTGCAGTTGGATTATTCACCGGCCACCGGCATAATATCGGTCAAGTATTTTGACGGGGCAGGTACGGAGCAGACATTACCAACCGGGAGTTATGAGTTTGTTGATTTCATCACCCCGCAACAGGTGGTATTTAAGAACACACCGGACACAACCGCGCGTGAGGGGGCGGTGAAAATCCGTTACGTTGCAGGGTTTAAACTGTCATCGGAGGTGCCGACGGATGTAAAAAGTGCAATTCTATTGATAACACAATATTTGTATGACAATCCCGGTGACGCGGTACGGCAAATGCCAACGGCATCGGAGTACATACTACGAAATTATAAGGTTCTTTAAGTGGGTGTTTTGTTTTCATAGGTTTGGTTTAGTTGGTTAGTGGACCCGCCTTGCTCTTTTGTGGGGCGGGTTTTTTACAACGATGAAATGACACAACAAAGGGTAAGAAAGGTTTTTGATCAGTTGGTTCAGTATTACAAGCCGACACGCGCCTCCGACACGTTCGGGCAGGTGAAAGAAACCTTTGCCTTTTATCAAAAAGCCTTTTGTTCGATTGAACGGTACGTTGGCGGCGAGGATGTGCGGAGTGAACGCGTTGAGAATACCGGGGCGTTCGCATTTTTGGGGCATTACATCCCCGGCATTGATACAACATACCGGATACTTTACGAAGGTGACTACTATGCGATCATCGACATAGAGCCGATTGAGCGGAAACGGTGGATCAGGTTACGGGTTGAAAAAATTACGGAATAATGGGGGCGTTACCGGGCGGAACATACACGTTTACAGTTGACGGGATTGAATACACCCGCCGCATATTATCTGCAATGGAGGCTAAGGCGGCAAACAGGGAAATGCGCAAATGTATGCGCGCCGGTGCCGTACCGTTGGCCGCCGCAGTTCGGAAAAACCTGCCGCCAAAAATGAAGAAAGCCGGCCGGGCGGTAAAGATCAAAAATATGAAATCCGCCGCGGTCAGGGTTGGACCATACACGAAGGTAATGGAGATGCAAACCGGAACCGATTACATGGATGTTTACTACCTCATTTATTGGCACAATTACGGGACCCTGGCAAACCGAAACCCGCAATATAAGTTTGACACGCCGCGCAAATCAAAAACAGCGGCATGGCAGGGTGGTATCAGGGCACGGGGTTTCATTGAGCGTACATACGATCAAACGGTGAGTATTGTTAAGATGAAAACGAATCAGGCAATACAGGCCAGTATCATAGACGCGTGGGATAAAAACAGAAAAACGGTGCAATGATTTTAGAAGCATTAAATAGCGCAATTTCCGGGGTATGCAATACTTACCCGATGGTTGGCGACATTGAAGCAACCATGCCGTTTGCCGTTTACAACGTCATGCAAAACGTGTTAAGGGACAAATCTGGGATCGTGGGTTATCAATACGATGTTTCCATTTCCGTTGTGGACCCGGACATTGACACCTGCATGACAAAATCATCAGGGATAAAAGTAGCGATTGACGCGCTGGAGGATACGACGGTACAAGATACCACATTTGACATAGTGCATTTCATATCAGAGGCCCAGCGTTACGACGCGGTGGCATTCAATTATATTAACGACATGGAATTTTCTATAACAACGCAAAATATTTAAGCGATGGCATTATCAAAAGTAAAAGGCTACAACATTCTGCTGACCATTGGCGCAAAGTCAATAGTTGGCACCACGAGCGATACGTTGAGCGGCGGGGGCGTATTGAAGGAGAGCATTCAGAAATCCGACGCGGGACAAACCCAGTATACCAATACGGGTTTTGAGGGAACCATGAGCGTTTCCTCTTTTGTGGGGAACGGTACGGCGGCATCCGGTGAACTTGGCGTTAAAGAATTGATGATCGCCGCAAGGGATAACGCAACCGGGGCATTTATCTACACAATGGGATCTGATTCCGGCGATCCAAAAATCACCGGAACCTGCACCTACACCAGCATAACGGTGAACAGCAATTCAGAGGATTATGCTGACTGTACCATTGAACTGAGTATTACCTCCCTGCCGACATTTACAACTGTTTAACAACAAAAACTTAATACAATGGGAGTAGCAAAAGAATTAGGGTATCTGGTCCTTACCACGTTTGACGGGAAGAAGATCGCCGGGACCACCAGCGACACATTTACCCTTGCCGGGAAATCGGATGAAACGATAATGAAATCCAACGTCGGGGTTAAACAGATTGACAACATCGGCCATGACGGGACAATTTCGGTGAACGCGTATGTTATGAAAGGCACAGATACGGGTTGGATGAACGTGGTGGATGTAATGACCGCCTGCGCCACCAATACCGGGATGACCTTTGTAATGAATTTCGGGGGTACGGCACCCGGTGACGCGGTATCATCGGGAACGGCGAAGTTCAAATCCTTTACGATCAATTCCGACAGCGAAAGTTACGCTGACATGACCGTTGAACTGCAGACCGAAGGAACGGTATACGTTGGATCATATTAACAGGATTGAACCATGACGACAGCAACCTACACATTAGAGGGCAACACCTACCCGATCCGGTTTAACTGGAATGCGATCAGCAATTTTCTGAAACTTTTTGATTTGCCGTTAAAGGCCATTGACAACCTGGGGGAAATGAATGGTGATCAGGTTTTAGCCCTGATCTTTTATGCCTTTCAATCCGGGTGCCGGAAAGAGGGCGTTGAGTGGCCCCATACGATTGAATCATTGGGGGACACCCTGACGGTTCGGGATGTTACGGCATTGATTGGCATTTATACGATGCAGACCACGGCGGATGTGCAGGCGGCAAAAAAAAAGTAAACAGGGGCGATGATCGACCGCCCACGTTTGATGAGTTCATTGGCATGGCAGTAGCCTATTTGCATTTGACACCTGATCAGTTCGGGGAAATGTTGCCCGGTGAATTTTACGCCGGGATTAACGCATTTTACCGGATTGAACGGGAGCGGCAGAAGTTCACGGCGGAACTTTTCAGAATGCAAACGGCGGATCTGCTGAACATCCAGTTAAAGAAAAAAGACCGGTTAAAACCGGCGCAACTTTGGGCCTTTGATTGGGACAATGAACAGGAGGAGGAAAAGCCGGTAACAACGGAAGAAATAAAGCGGCATAATGAGGAAATAATGAAGCGGTTTAATGGCACGGAATGAACAGGATTTAAAGTGGAGATTATCGGCGGATGCTAAAGGCTTTAAAAAGGGCCTGACGGATGCGGATAAATCTTTACGCAAGTTTCAGAAGCAATCAACCAATTTATTCAAAGAGTTGGCTATTGGGTTCGGTGCCGCCTTTTCCGTGGGGATGGTTGCCGAGTTCGTTAAAGACCTTGCAAAAATATCAGGGGAAGCCGAAGGGGTTGGCCGCGCATTCGCAAAAATAGGAAGTGTAGCAGACCTGCAAGGGTTGAGAAATTCAGTACAAGGTACCGTTTCAGATTTGGAACTGATGAAACGTGCCGTCACCGCGTCAAATTTCGGGATACCGGTTAAGGAATTGGGCGTGTTATTGGAATATGCCGGGAAGGTGGCACAGGATACCGGTCAGGATGTTGACTACCTTGTTAATTCAATCGTTACGGGTATTGGGCGCAAATCACCCCTGATCCTTGACAACCTTGGGATTTCAGCCGTTAAGTTAAAAGAGAAGTTAGGCGGATTAAGTACGGAACAGGCAAGCGTTGGGAAAATGACAGAAGCCGTGGCCTCCATTGCGCGCGACTATATGACCGAGTTCGGCGGCATGGTTGACACCAACGCCACGAAGGTGGCCCGTATTACCGCAGAGTGGGAAAATTTCAAAAAATCCCTTGCAACATCGGACACGTTTACCGGCGTATTAAGCGAACTCCTTACCGAAATTGAAATGATCGTTACCGGTTATGCCGGTGCCGGTGACATTGCAAAGGGAATATTCAGTGACAAATATTGGGAAAACCTGACAAAGAAATTTAAGGCGTTTAAATACAACAAAGACCAGGCGGAGAAATATGCCGGTTCTTATGGTGAAGGTGAATCATCTGACGGGAAAGAGAAGGAAGCGACGGTACAAATAAACACACTAAATGCCGCAATAAGTTCATTAATAACAAAACAGGGTGAATTAAAGAAACAGAATAAGGACACTACCGACATTGATTTGCAGATTAAAAAGATGCAAACGCGGGTTGAAACGATCAAAGCATCTTTAAAGGTTGATGATGATAGTGAGAAGAAAAAGAAAAAGGAAGAAGGGGCATACGAATTACTAAATAGTCGCATAAAAGAATTAACCGAAACGCGGCAAAACCTGGCGGCCGAGAATAAGGATGTTTCAGATATAACAGCGCAGATAACCGCGTTAGAAAATCAGAAAAAAGCGGTTGATGATTTATTGGATTCCCTAAAACCGGGTGCGGCAAAAAAGGCATATGAGGAGTTAATGGGGCAATTTGATGCCGCCGCTAATTTGCGGAAACAAATGGTACCCACGTTTACAGATCGTTACGAACGGCCAATCGTTGCCGGGGAATCACAGAAGGAAAAGGAGAAATATGAACCAATAGACACCACGCAACTGGCCGACATGACCGGTAAGATTGAAGCCAATCTATTGAAGATCGAAAATGCGGAAAGGAGTTTACAGGCCACCACCATAGACATCGGGCGTGAAATTGAGGGTGTATTTCAAAACATGGCCGTTGGCATCGGTGAATCATTGGGCAACATGATTGCCGGGGTTGAGGGGTACGGAAGCGCAGGGGAAAACCTTATGGGTGTGCTTGGTGACATGGCCATCCAGGTCGGACAGATCTCCATCGCAATGGGTACGTCTGTAATCGCGATTAAGGCATCATTGACCACGATGCAGGGAGTTGGAGCAATCGCCGCAGGTATTGCCCTGGTGGCTCTTGGGACCGCCGTAAAAGGATCACTGGCGAAGGCTGCCGGCGGTGGGTCCGGTGGATCGTATGCCGTGGGGGTATATGATACCCGGTCAATGTCTGGCGGCACGAATGCTATGGCCGGGAAACAGGCTAACGCGTTAAAAGTTGAGGTTATAGGCGAAACAAGTATCAGAAACAAAGACATTTATATAGCATACAAGAACGCGGAAACGAGCCGCAAAATTAAAACCTAATGGCATACGGGGTAATATATAAGTTACGTGCGGAAACGGCAAAGTATAAAAGCGATGTTAAAATCAACATCCTTAAAAATGGCTATTCCGGTACGTCATACGATAAATATCTTGGTGCCGGCGGCGTTACACTGACCAAAGACAGCGCGGGGGTAATATGCGGAACATCCCTATCATTTACCATACAGGCCGACACGGATTTTGAATATTTATCCTTTTTTGAATCGGCGCAACGGGAGTACCTTGTACAATTACTCATTGATGATGTTATCGTTTGGCAGGGGTATTTAATTGGGGATGAATACAGGGAAGCATTTAGAAACCCGCCGTATGATGTGGCCGTCACCGCCACGGATGGGTTAGGGTTATTGAAAAATTACGATTATACGGTGCTGGCAACACCAACCACAAAGACGACCCGCATTGATGTAGTCCGGGAAATATTGGAAAAGACCGGATTGAACATTGCGATTTCCGTTTCTTACGATGTGGTAACCGGGGCAACCAAGTTTTTTAATGTCGCCTTTGCTGATGATTATTTCGCCGATTGGACCTGTTACGACGTATTGGAAAAGATGATACCGCCGGATGCAACCATTACGCAACACGCGGGGAAATGGCTGATCCGTCGCAACGAACAGGACACGGCAAAGACGCACACGATTTACAATTATGTTGAGGGGTTAGGGTATGTGATCACTAATGGCGTGGGTGAAACGGCGTTGGACCTTGCCGCAATGGGTGAGGGCGATGTTTACCCGATCGGGCAGGCTGAATTGAATATGCAACACGCCTGGAACACCCTTACCGTAACAAGCGAACACGGGAAACGGCCATCATTTTTATACAACCATGATTTCAGCGATGGGTTGAGCTCATGGGAAGAATCCTCACCTACCGGGAATGTGACGGTTTGGGAGTCCGACCAGGGGAACTATGTGAAAATTGCCGGTAGTCATGCCGCCAATTCCGAAGATGTCCCCGATGTTTATGTGAAACAATCGTTCCCATACACCTCGGTTGATGGCGATGGGTTTGCCCTTGAACTCAAATACTGCGCGGTTGGTTATGTGACCTTTATTTTTGGTGGTGGCCTTACCGGGAAGAAAACCACGGACATCACCATGAAAGGCCGGATTGAGTTCACAAGCGGAACAACAACATGGTATTTGGATGAGAAGGATGGATGGTCATTGACAAATCGGAATTTTGAACATAAACAGACCGGAACGATTAGAGGCTTGTCGTGGACATATTTCAAGATATATGCCGACAATCCTCCACTCGCATCTGGGACAATGACCGTCTATTTGTACGGTTTGATTGCCGACCCATATAAGACCATTGAGAGCGTTTCATTTGCTGATATTGTTGTTCATCCGTTCGTTTGGAAAGATTACCCGAACGCCTACACTTATGCCGTCACGTTACAGGAAAACGCCACAGAAAAGGCCGAGGTAACAATATTGCCAACGTCGGCCCCCGATGTAAATAATTACGACCGGATGTTTTACAACGGTCACAGTGTTTCAGATGCGCGGGTAGATTCGTTTACAAGCGGTGGAAATACCTACACCTATACAAACCTGATTTTAAACTCCCTTAAATTTTTGCACGGTACCACGCGGCAATTATTGTCGGGGTATTTCCGTGGCGCGGGGTTATCGCTGAATTGTTTGATAAATTGCGCGGCAACGGCCGGCAGGGAGTACGTTGTTGAATCAGGGGCATGGGAAATACTTAACGATAAATTTTATCTTAACCTTTTGGAAATCCCCGGATCGGCCAGCGGATCATCCTGGGCGGTAGGAACCACGGATTTTGCAATGTCGGCCGAGTGGTCAGATAATCACACTGCAGGTGGCGGCGGTTCTTCATCCGTTGGTGGTGGAGGCATTTATACAGGCGGTGGGGGTTCATGGCTTGACCCGTATTTTGAAATTGTCAATCCCGGAACATCCGGGGAATACATCAGGGCATTGCGGGATTTTGCCAGCACGGGAGCAATAACGGCATACAATACCAACGAAATAACGGGAGCGGCCCCGGTTGCATCATTCTTTGATTTGTCGGATGTTTCACCTACGGGATTTGACGGGGCAAGCGGGTTTTATGTTCGGGTGAACGATGCGGGTACGGCGTTAGAATTTGCGGAAGGTGCCACAGGGGCACAGGGGACAACCGGATCGCAAGGGCTTACCGGAACCGGCATTCAGGGTGCCACAGGGGCACAGGGGACATCCGGAGCGCAGGGGAGCACCGGCTTGCAGGGACTTCAGGGGATACAAGGCCGTCAGG